GCTGATGTAATTGAATGGATTATGCCTAGCTTGATGAAGATATTCACAGCTGGGGATAAGGTAGTACAATTTGAACCACAAGGTCCTGAAGATGTACAAATGGCTAAGCAAGCCACAGACTACGTTAACTACGTTATTATGCGTCAGAACCCAGGCTTCAGTATTATCTATAGCTGGTTCAAGGATGCACTACTGCAGAAGAATGGTATTGTCAAACATTATTGGGATGATACTACAGAAACTACTAGAGAAGAATATAAGAACCTAACAGAAGAAGAGTTTACTGCCCTATTGATAGATGACACTGTTGAGGTTAAAGAACATACGGCTACAGGTGGACAAACAGAAGTTGATGGGTTAGTATCAATACAGCCTACGCTCCACGATGTAGTAATAGAAAGAACAAACGAGAGTGGTCAAGCTCGTATAGAGAATGTACCACCAGAAGAATTCCTGATTAACAAGTATGCTAAGTGTATTGATGATGCACGTTTTATAGCACACAGAGTAAAGAAGACTAAGTCTGAATTATTAGAACAGGGCTATTCAAAGACTAAGCTCGAAAGAGCATTCTCTGCTGAGGAAGCTGAGTGGAAGTCTGAACGTCTAGCCAGGTTTGATTATGATTCTAATTCATCATATGCTGGTGATATTGAGGATGGTCTTTGGGTCACTGAGTGTTATGTACGTGTAGACTTTGATAACGATGGTATTGACGAGTTAAGAAAGGTAACGAAGGTCGGGGATGAGATTTTAGACAATGAGGCAGTGGACAGTGTTCCCTTCTCCTCCCTTACACCTGTACCAATGCCTCATAAGTTCTACGGTCTGAGTATATATGACTTAATCTCCGACTTACAATTAATTAAGACTACCTTAATGCGTAACTTGTTAGACAATATGTATCTAACAAATAATGGGCGTTATGAAGTAGTTGAGGGTCAAGCTAACTTAGATGACCTAATGACAAGCAGACCAGGCGGTATTGTACGTGTACGTACTCCAGGTGCTGTTAGTCCTTTAGCCACACCACAACTAGACCAAAACTCTTTTAATATGTTAGGGTACTTAGACAGTATCAGAGAAGAAAGAACTGGTGTTAATAAGAACTCTATGGGTGTAGGTGATGGTGGACTTAAGTCACACCAAACAGCAACAGGCGTAGCCCAGGTTATGACAGCTGCTCAACAAAAGATTGAACTAATTGCTAGAGTATTTGCAGAGACTGGTATGAAAGACCTATCCAACAGTGTGTACCAACTAGTACAGAAGTTTGAGTCTCCTGAGAAGATTATTAGACTTAATAATGAGTGGACTACATTATATCCTGCTGATTGGAAAGACAAGCTAGATTGTACTGCACAAGTAGGTCTAGGCTTCGGCAACAAGGATATGAACCTAATGCACTTAGGTCAATTAGCCCAGACTATCCAGATGGTTGCTGGTCACCCAGCTGCTGGTATGATGATTAAGCCTAAGAATGTATATAATCTTATTGCAGAACAAATCAAAGCTATGGGTATGAAGAACGTACAGGACTTTATTACAGACCCAGGCGAAGGTGATTTACCACAACAAGGTCCTAGTGCTGAAGAACAAGCTAAACAAATAGAAGCTCAACTTAAAGCAGAAGAACTGAAGCTTAAGTTAGAGAAGATGCGTACTGAATCTGCTCTTAAACAGAGGGAGATGGAAGTAGATGCACAGTTAGCACAGCAAGAGCTGGAGCTTAAGGCTCAAGAAGCTCAGGTTGATATGCAGATTAAAGCACAAGAATTAGAAATCAAGAAAGCAGACTTAGCTCTTAAACAACAAGAGTTAATTTTAGAGAGGGAGCAAGAAAGACCTGTTGCGATAGGTCCTAATTAATGGAGGAATAATGAAGGGAAGAGGAAAGGGAGAAGAAGTCCGAAGAGGTCAGGACGCAGAGCGATTTGTAAATGACCCTCTATATAAGGAAGCTTTTGACGTAACGAAAGAACATCTAATAGAGATGCTACTTCAAACTAAAATCAGTGAAGAGGTAGAAAGAGATAGAATTTATATTACTATTAAGAGTTTAGATTTAATTGACCAACATATTAAATCAGTACTCGAGACTGGTAAGCTGGCTGAAGGACAGCACGAGTTCTATCAAGATACATACAACGATTAAAAACAAGGGAGAATAACTATGGATTCTGTAGAGAATAACCAAGAAGTTAATGTAGTGCCGACAAGAGCGGCAATAGATTCGCCAGAAGAGGCGACAGATAAAATCCTAGGATTGTGGGAATCAGAAAATGACCAACCTACAAACGAGGAAACCGAGACTACTGTAGAGGGTGAGTCAGTAGACGAGCTAGTAGTTGAGGAAACAGAGGAAGATGAAGTTGAAAGTGAGTCTGAGTCTGCGGAAGCAGAAGAGACAGACGAACCAGTAGAGGAAGAAGGTGAAGAGCCAGAAGAAGAGGAAGAAGAAACTGAAGAGCCTCACTATACTATTAAGGTAGGTGGTGAGGAATATGAAGTTGATTTAGACGAACTTAAGGCTGGTTACCAAAGACAATCTGACTATACTCGTAAGTCTCAAGAAGTAGCTGAACAACGTAAAGCCAATGAAGCAATTCAAGCTGAGCGTCTTAAGCTAGAACAAGAGAGACAAATGTACGCTAATGGCTTGCAAATGTTGAGAGAACAACAGCAATCTAAACTTCAAGAGTTTAAAGATGTGGACTGGGAGAACCTTAAAGAGGAAGACCCATACGCATATATGCTTAAGAAGGATGAGTACCGAGATGCACAGGAAAAAGCAAGGAACGCTACACAACAACAAAAGATTGTGCAGCAACAGCAACAAGCACAAGAGGCACAAGCCAGAGCAACTTTTGTTCAGGACCAGTACTCTAAGCTTACTGAAGCTTTACCTGAGTGGAGTGATGAGAACTCTACTGTTAAAGAAGATATTAGAAAGTTTGCTATATCTTCAGGATATGCACCAGAAGAAGTTGACCAATTAGCAGACCACCGTAGTGTTCTTATTCTTAAGAAGGCGATGGAGTTTGATAAATTAACTAATAAGGTGAAGCCTAAAAAGAAAGCAGTAAAGAAAGTTCCTAAGGTACAGAAGTCTGGAAGAGGTAAGGTTAAGTCTGAATCTGTAACAGAAGCAGCAAAGAAGAAGCGTGCAAGGTTAAGGAAGTCTGGACATCAGAATGATGCAGCTTCCGTATTTTATGATATGCTTGAATAAGGAAATAATATGGCAACAACTACACAATTTAAGACGTATGATGCGAATGCAATCCGTGAGGAACTGTCTGACGTAATCTACGACATTTCACCAACAGAGACTCCGTTTCTATCTGGTATCGCTAAGAAAGGTACAGTATCTAATACGCACTTTGAATGGCAAACTGATGCACTGGCAACAGCTGTAAATACTAACTATCACATAGAAGGAGCAGCAGTAGGTGCAGCTTCTATGACAGACACTACTCGTGTTGATAACTACACTCAAATCTCTAAGAAGGTTGTGGAAGTTACTGGTACGCAGGAGACTGTTAATAATGCTGGTAAGAAGTCTGAGATGGCTTACCAATTAGCTAAAGTTTCTAAGGAACTTAAGCGTGATATGGAAATGTCATTGCTTGCAGATAATGCAGCAGCAGCAGGTGCAGCAGGCACAGCACGTGAGACTCGTGGTGCTGCTAACTTCATCACTACTAACGTAACAGATGCTGGTACTTCAGGTACTCACGCTGCTATTACTGAAGCAGATGTAACTACAACAGCTGAAGCTTGTTGGAATCAAGGTGGTTCTCCATCAACTATCTTATTAGGTGCTACTAATAAGAAGTTAATTACTGCTATGTCAGGACGTGCTGACCAGACTCAGTCAGTTATTGATGATAACAAATCAATCTACAACGCAGTAGATGTATACGTTTCTGACTTTGGTACTTTCAACATTCAGTTGGATAGATACTGTGACCAGGATGTAGTATACTTCTTAGACCACGATATGTGGGAGGTTGACTACTTACGTGACTTCCAAACTGTGGATATTGCGAAAGAGGGTGACTCTGACAAGAAGATGCTTTTAGTTGAGTATGGCTTACGCTGTGGCAACGAGAAAGCTAACGGTAAAATCCGTTACACAACTGGTTAATAGCTAGTTGACCTAGACCCTCACTTCGGTGGGGGTTTACATATTAAGGAGAAGACACAGATGGCATTACAAAATAAAATAGTAGAGAACTTAGATGGCTCACTGACCAGTGTATCTTCTCAAGACAATAATAAAATCAGGGAAGTTATTGACCTTAACTCTAAAGATAAGTTCAATAGCAGGCACAATAAGTACAAGGGAGATTCTCAATTCTCCCACAGAGTAGCTAGAATCCCTCTTATCTTAGTAGAGCAAATGATGAGAGAAGGAGTATGGGGAGACCAGGACCGTATGAGGGAATGGTTAAACAACCCAGAGAACGAACCATTTAGAACAACTAAAGGTAAAGTATAATGGCATTAAGCACATACACTGAATTAAAGACAGCAATAGCAGACTGGTTAGATAGGTCAGACCTAACAGATAGAATACCAGACTTCATCGCTTTAGCTGAAGCACGTATCAGTAGAGACTTACGTATCAGAGCTATGGAAGTACGTTCTACTATGACTACTACAGCTAGTAAGAGGTACTTTAACCTACCTGGTGGTTACTTACAGATGCGTAACATCCAGCTTAATACAGACCCTATTGCAGCACTAGAGTACATTACTCCTGAGATGCTAGATAGATTATATGGTGGTTCTTCTACAGGGCAACCTAGAGCTTATACACTTATTGGTGATGAGATTCAACTAGCTCCTGTACCTGACTCAGCCTATACACTAGAGATGGCTTTCTACGAGAAGTTTACCGCCTTAGGTGATGGTACTTCAGGTACAGTAACTAACAACTGGCTTACTAATAACGCACCAGATGTATTACTTTATGGTGCTTTACTAGAGGCTGAACCTTTTATTAAGAATGATGAAAGAATACCAGTATGGCTTAATGCCTATAAAGAAGCTATAGATAAGATTCAAAAGGCAGACGCTAGAGATAGACACTCAGGTTCACAGATGAGAGTGAGAACTATTTACTCTGGGGTTGAAGGCTAATGGCTCAATCAACCTGGGCATCTAAAGCAACTACTTGGGCTACTGACACCAACGTATGGGCTAATACAACTTATCAAGATACTGCTACAATTAGTGGTAACTCAAGTATCAATTTAGGGTATAATACTAAGTATCCTGTTACAGCAGATTTGACTCAGATTATTCTATCTGAGCTTAATGAAGAAGATGCAATCAAACTAGC